TGTTGCTTCAATTAAAGAATTAAAATTAGAAATTGATACTTTAAAGGCTAAATAATGACTATTACAAAACAATCAATAGTTGACCAAATAGAAGTTGTGCAAAATGGTACTGTTCAAGTTCGTATGCTAAATCAAATTACTGATGACAGCACAACTCCTCCTACTGTAACTTCAGTAGGATTTGACCGCCATGTAGTAGTTCCAGGTCAAGACTACAGTCAAGAGGATGCTAAAGTACAAGCAATTTGTGCAGCAGTACATACTCCTGAAGTTATTGCTTTTTATAAACAAAGTTTAATTAATATAGCTCCAAAAACATGAAAACATTTACTTTAGAAGACCAAGAAGCAGCATTTATACTTCGTGTAGTAGGACAACTACCTACTGAATCAGGGGCATATCCATTGCTACAGAAACTCCAACAACAATATGCTTTAATTACTGAAGAACCAAAAGCGGAATAATATGACAACCACTTACTCACAATCTAGGGACGCAGTTATTAATGGGGCACTCCGTGTATTGGGAGTAATTGGTGCTGGAGATAGCCCAACCCCACAAGACTATCAAAACTGCTCAGAAGCCCTTAACCTGTACATTAAACAACTACAGACTAAGGGTATGCCCTTATGGTTAGTAGAAGACCTCCCAGTACCTATGGTAGCAGGTCAATATACCTACACATTAGGCCCAACAGGAGATGTAGTCTGTGACCGCCCATTAAGAGTCGTTATGGCGTTCATTAGAAGCCCTCAGGGGAACGATACAACACTACAAGTCATCTCACGTCAAGAGTATATGCAACAGGGCTATAAACCCTCTTCTGGGACTCCTAATCAGGTCTATTACGACCCACAATTGGGTAATGGCGTACTGTATGTATTTAACAACCCAAATGCAGCAGGATGGACTATCCATCTACAGGTACAACAACCTATCTCAGACATCCTGACTCCTAATGCAATTCCTCAGTTTCCATCTGAATGGTTTAACACATTAAAGTTTGGACTAGCTGACCAGTTAGCCCTTGAGTATGGTGTTCCTGCACAAGTCCGTGCTGAACTAGCTCAACGTGCCGCTAAGTATGAAGAAGTAATGACTGATTGGAGCCAAGAAGAGGCTTCTACTTCCTTTTCGCCCGATTATAGGTTCCGAAATTGATGGCAACCTCTAGAATCCCTCTTGCCCACAACATCGGCTCCCGTGATGGAACCTTAAATAAGGATTCAAAGCTAGGTAATGCAATTATTGAAGTAGAAAAGAAAGAGTCTATTGCAGCCGTTAAACGCCCAGGACTCAAAACCTATCAGACTCTAACTGCAGGAGAAGGACTTGGTATCTTTGCCGCTGGTACTCACTTACTTACTATTATTGGAACTACCTTCTATGACAATGGAGTGGCTAATGCTACCCCTGTCGATGGTACGGATGAGTATGATTTCATCTACTCAGTAGACCAATCTCAAGTCTTTTTTAAGAATGAGAGCCACGGATATGTCTATACCATTGCAACAAGCACCATTTTAGATTTACAAGGCACCATAACGACGCAAAACGGTACGACCATATCAGGTACGCCTGTTGTAACATTATCTGCATCCAATCCCGCAATTCAGATTGGACAGATTGTGACAGGGACAGGTGTTCCCCTTGGCACTTATGTTTTAACTATATTTGGTACTGCCTTAACTTTAAGTCAAAATGCTACAGCTTCTGCAACCGTTACTCTTACCTTTACTACCTCTTATCCTGGTACTACTGTATCGGGTGCGGTGTTTGTGGACGGGTATTATGTTGTTGGGACTCCTCAGGGTTTGCTTTATAACTCTAACGTAGAAGACCCTACAACTTGGCAAGCAATTAACTACATTGGTGTAGTGTCTGATGCCGACCCTCTTTTAGCCATTGGTAGAACAATTAACTATATTGTTACTTTTGGCTCACATCATATTGAGTTCTTCTATGATGCAGGTACATCCCCAGGCAGTCCATTTCTACCATATCAGAACTCTGTCATTCAATTTGGAGCCGCAGCAGAAGACTCTTTAATACAAATGGATAACACTCTTGTTTGGATGGGTACAAGCCACCAAAAAGGTTTTCAAGTAATGGCAATGTCTGGTCAATCCCCTCAGATTATCTCTAACCAGTATATTGAAAGAATTATTAATAATTGCAATCCTGACCTTGCTTATGCTTTTAGCATCAAAACATCAGGGCACTCCTTATACGTATTAACCCTTAGAGACTTAGGGTATACCCTAGTATATGACTTTGCTCAAAATGGTTGGACATATTGGACTTCCACCGAAAATAACGTAGAAGGTTATTTTAAGGGTCAGTTCTATACCAAGTATCAGGATATGGATTTAATCCAACACGAGACCAATGGTAAAGTCTATGAGTTTGACCCAAATACCTATCAAGATGACGGTAACCCTATTACTGTATTAGCTCGTACTCCATTAGTGGATGGTGGCGATAATCTACGTAAGTTTTGGAGAAGCGTACAGGTTGTAGGCGATAAGGTTGATTCTTATGCCCTATTGAGATATACCAGTGATGACTACCAAACCTTTTCTGCGTGGCAGAACGTCAATCTCAATACCTCTAAATCCGAAGTCCATAGACTAGGGCAAGGCCGCAGAAGAGCGTTTGACTTACTTCACCAAGATAATGTACCCTTGAGACTCGAATATTTTGAAGTCGATGTCGAAAAGGGGGATTCATGATTGAGTATAAAGAAGAAACGTTTGACCAAGTAATTGACGAAATTAAACCTTTATTAGAAGACCATTGGGAAGAAATAGCCTTAAATAAAGAGGTTATTAAACTCAATCCAAACTATGAAATGTATGAAAAACTGTGCAATTCTGGGGTAATGAGGATTGTTACAGCTAGAAATGACGGTAAATTAATAGGTTATTGTATTTGCATTATTGCCTATAACTTGCATTATAAAGATAGTTTGACAGCTACAAATGATATATTTTTTATATCTAAAGATTATCGAAAAGGCTCAACAGGAGTAAAATTGTTCATTAAGAACGAGGAAATCCTAAAGAGCTATGGTGTTCAGCGTTTAATAATGAATACTAAAGTACACCAAGATGTTGGTGCAATATTTGAGCGTTTAGGATACAAACAGACTGAACGTGTGTTTGGTAAATTAATAGGATAGAATCATGGCAGAATCAACCGCAGCAGCAGCAGAATTTGTAGGCCCTGTATTAGGTGCTGGAGGAGCAGATGTTGCAGCCGCAGATGCAGGTGCATTAGCATTTTCAGCAGATGCCGCAGCACAAGCAGCAGCAGGAACAATGTCTGTTGCAGACGCATTATCTAATGGTGCAACTGCAAGTCAATTACTTCAAGCTGGACTTTCAGGAGAGCAATTAGCTCAAGCTGGATTAACTGCAGAACAAATTGCACAAGCGGGTGGAACTGCGGCTCAATTAGAAGGTGCTGCTGCAGGTGCTCAAGCTACGCCATTCCAATTAGCAGACGGCACAATGGGGTCTATTCAAGGCGGTGATATTCTTGATGCTTCTGGTAAAGTTATTGCCCAAGGTGGCGTTGGAACTACATTGGGCGACTTAGCTGGATATGCCAAGACTGGCGCTCAATTAATAGGCGGTATTGGACAATTAGGACAAGCTGCATCATTACTTGGTGGCGGTGCTACTAAACCAGGTGTTGCAGACCCATACGCTCAATACCGTTCACAAGCAGCTTCCCAGTTACAGAACTTACTGGCAAACCCAAATACCATTACCTCTACTCCAGGTTACCAGTTTAACCTTCAACAAGGCTTACAGGCTCAACAAGCTCAACAAGCTGCACAGGGTCGTTTAGTATCAGGCGGTGGATTGTTGCAAGCTCAACAGTTTGGTCAACAATATGCTACTTCTAGCTTACAACAACAACAAAACTTACTAGCCACATTATCAGGTGCTAATCAAGCTCCTGCAGGTGCAGCACAAGCTCAACAAGGTATTAACTTTGGTCAAGCAGGTCTAGGTGCGTTGGGATTACAACAGTTAGCTGGTGGAGCAGCAAACGTACTAAACCCATTACAAACACTCTATTCCCAATACAATCAATCATCTCCTTCGGTGAGTTAATATGGCAAGTCTTTCAGAATTAGCTAATGTATTGCAAACAAGCCCTGCTCAAGCATTTAGGCAGGAAGATATTGCATC